TCTGAGGTGCAAACAGAGGTGATAGTAATTGACAACGATTGATTTTAGCGATTTTATTGAGGCATTAGACGAAAGTCCATTTGAAGAAATGCCAGTAGATATTAAAACATTTGTTACTGGAAAAGATTATTTAAATCAGCCACCACTATCAGATTATCAATACACTCTAGCGGAATGTATGAGTCAGATTTATAAAAAAGAAGATGTTGAAAGATGGTTGGGAAAAGAAAATGGTTTAGAGCATTATAAAAAATATACTAAACAAGAAGTAATTCTTATGTGTGGAAAAGGTAGTGGTAAAGATCATACTTCTACTATAGGTTGTGCATATATCGTTTATAAACTATTGTGCTTGAAAGATCCATCTAGATATTTTGGTAAACCAACAGGTGATGCAATTGATCTTATTAACGTTGCAGTAAACGCAGAGCAGGCAAAAAACGTATTCTTCAAAGGATTTAAATCAAAAATTGAACAGTCTCCATGGTTTGCTGGAAAGTATGAAGCAAAAGTAAACAACATTGAATTTAATAAAGCAATCACCGTATATTCTGGTCACTCAGAAAGAGAGTCTGCAGAAGGATTAAACTTAATATTAGCAGTGCTTGATGAAATTTCTGGATTTGCAGCAGAGGGTGCTGGTGGTAATGATCAAGGTAAAACTGCAGATAATTTATATAAAGCATTTAGAGGTTCAGTAGACTCACGCTTTCCAGATTTTGGTAAAGTAATTTTGCTATCTTTTCCAAGATATAAGGGTGACTTTATATCACAAAGATACGATGATGTTGTAGCAGAAAAAGAAGTAGGAATAAAAACTCATGAATTTATAATTAATCCAGCAATGAGTGAAGATGATCCAAGTAATAAATTTAACATAGAGTGGGAAGAAGATAACATATTATCTTATAAGTACCCTGGAGTATTTGCATTGAAAAGACCAACTTGGGATATAAACCCAACTAGAAAGATAGAAGATTTTAAGATTGCATTTTATAACGATTATGCAGACGCACTTATGCGTTTTGCTTGTATGCCTACTGTATCTACTGATGCATTTTTTAAAGACAGAGAAAAAGTTCAAAAGGCTTTAAATAAAAGAAATCCGTTAGATAATTTTAGAAGATTTGATATTAATTTCAAACCTAATAATGAAACAGAATATTATGTCCATGCAGACTTAGCACAAAAACATGATAAGTGTGCAGTATCAATTGCTCATGTTGACAAGTGGGTCAGTGTACAATCATTTAATAACTACGAACAGATAGTTCCATATGTTGTTGTAGATGCAATTGCTTGGTGGGAACCTAAGCGTGAAGGACCAGTTGATTTAAGTGAAGTTAAAAACTGGATTATAGATTTAAGAAGACAAGGCTTCAATCTTGGCCTAGTTACATTTGATCGTTGGCAATCTTTTGATATTCAACAGGAGTTAAAACAGGTTGGAATTAAGACAGAAACACTTTCTGTTGCTAAAAAGCACTACGAAGACTTAGCAATGTTAGTTTATGAAGAAAGAGTTTCAGCACCACATATAGACATACTACTTGAGGAAATGCTCGAACTTAGAATTATGAATAGTAATAAGGTAGATCATCCAAGAAAGAAATCTAAGGATTTGGCAGATGCCATGTGTGGATCAGTATATAACGCAATAGCACATACCCAAAGAGAAAGAATTAAAGAAATAGATATACACACCTGGTCAAGAGGCAAGGTAGATGATGACTCTGGTATGCCAAAAGAAAGAATTCGTGCTAAAGAATTAGACTGGGGTTCGGGGTATAAATTAATATGAATATAAGCAGAGATGAATATAATAGTATAGTACAAATATTAATAGAAAATGGAATTTTAGAATTAGTTGGATTTGATGAAAAAAGTAATCAATTTACCTATGGACTTACCCCAAAATGTCAAGAATTAATGCCAGAACTATGGGAAGAACACTTTAAGTTTATAAATGAGATGGCCTTTAAACTTTGGAAAGATGGGATAATAGAGATGCAATTTGACTCAGATGGAACCCCAATGGTTTTGTTGACTCAAAAGGCTATAGACATTAAAGATACCCTTCCAGACGATGAAAGATACTTTATAGAGAACCTAATGAATAAGCACTTAGAAAGGTGATATAATTTTAATATGCCTTACGATATAAGAAGAAACTACGGATCCTGTAGAGGTTATGCAGTAGTTGGGCCATCTGGTCCACATGGATGCCATCCAAGTCGTGCAGCAGCAATTCAACAACAACGTGCACTTTATGCTGCTGAATCACAATCAAAAAAATCACATGATGGTGCAATTACTAATGAAGATACTCCTAATACTAAACCACATTCTTTAGAAGAGTGTGAAGATAAAGAAAATTGTCCTGAACATATGGATAAAAAATCTCCTTGTTGGGATGGATATGTTCAACGTGGCATGAAGCCAGGAAAAAATGGTCGAATGGTTCCTAATTGTGTTCCAGTAAAAAAAGCAGAAGAAATGGATTGCTGTCCAGATATGATTAAGGCAGATAATTTACAAGAAGGAATGTTCGTAATGGGTCCATATTCTGGTGGAATGGCTCATGGAAAAGTTGAACATGTTATGAGAGACGGAAGTCTTGGTCCTGGATCAAAATTTGAAGTAGTGGCAACGCCAGATGACCCAGCAATATTAATTAGAATTTATAAAGAAACTGAAAGTGGTTGGGAAGAAACAGATTTATTAACAGGATTTAAAGCATCTCAAGCAATGTTAATTGGAAATGAAGATGAAATGCAAGATCATTCAATGGATAAATTAGATTTAGAAAAAAGAAGTGTTGAAGATTTAGATTTAAAACCAACAGAGTCTATGGCAAATAACGCACGTAGAGGTTTAGAATTAAGAAGAAAGTTTGGTAGAGGTGGCACAGCAGTAGGTGTTGCTCGTGCTCGTGATTTAGCAAACAGAAAAGAATTAAGTCCTGAAACTGTTGCAAGAATGTATTCTTTCTTTTCTCGCCATGAAGTAGATAAAAAAGGCAAGGATTGGAATAATTCAGAAAGGCCATCTAATGGAAAAATCGCTTGGTTACTATGGGGTGGAGATTCTGGATATGCTTGGTCTAGATCAAAATGGAATGCAATACAAAGAATTAGAACACAAAAGTCTAATGACCCAATGTGGTACGGATCAGCATTTGAATTACAAAAAGATATTGACAACGATTTCTAAATAGTATAAAATATATAGAAGGGAGTTGTTATGTATGGGCAAAATTTCAATACAAAGTTTATTTCAAATATGCCTAGTAATTGCTGGACAGAGTCCAACAAACTTAACAATAAATCTATACTTCATAAAAAAAGTAATATCTGAACATCTAGAGGAAATTGCAATGAATAAAGATTTGACTGTTGAAGAAATCATGTCTGTGCCACAGGTAAATAATCGTGCAGAAGAGATACCAGACGATGAAGAAGTCGAGGTAGCAATTATAAATAATAAAGCCTATTGGATAAAGAATAATACAGTATATACATCTGGTGTTAATGAATTTGGAGATATAGATATGAAGAGTGCCACTAAAATAGATGTATTTTCTCTCTCAAATAAAGAAATGCAGTTTTTAATGAAGATAGTAGATAGTTTAAACTAATATGGATACCCTTTCAAAGATTTGTTTTTTACTTGTTATTTTTCTAATTAATTACTACTTTATTAACAAAAATCTAAAAAAAGATCAAAAAATAGACTTTTTTAATGTAGATGTTATTGACAATAAGGCTCAATGGGTCTATAATAATAAATTATACTATGCAGAAATTAAAGATGGCAAAGTAGACTATTCAACAAAGAAAGAGATAAAATTGTGATTATTGCTGTAGAAGGAACTAAGTCCTTTGATAACTACGATATTTTTATGAGGGCTATGGGAGTTGCATTATCTCTACCATCGGTTGATAATGATATACAGGTATGGTCACTTGGACCACATAAGATAAATAGTTTTACAGCCTCATTCTGTAACTCATCAGAATCATTTCTAAAAAATAAAGGATTTAGAATTCACTTCTATAAGGTAGGGCATGCTTGGGTAGCAGATAATATTTCAAGTGTTAATTATTATGCATTCTTCAGTATGCCAAAAGAAAGTGAATCTAAAATGTGTAAACTTGCACAAGATATTGAAGGGTGCGAGGTTGGAATCTTTAAGTATTAATGAATTGTCAATAGTTTTATTTACTATACAAACAATATCAACAATAACTGTATT